AGAACTCGTCCTTTTTAGTTCTTTAGGCAGCGTTTGCAGCCTTAATATACTTGCCATAACGATCATGGAATTCGTCAAAGCACTCAACTTCGTCTGGGTCAATTGGCAATCCGTATTGGGTAAGCGCAAGTTTAATGCCCATAACAACAAGTTCTGTGTCAAAGTTATCCATTGAAAAGCGCAAGAAGTTATTAACCATGTCATCAAACTTCTTGTTTCCTGCATCACAAGCTTCTTTAAGCTCGTAGCACAAAGACACTGTCAAAGAGTACATAGCACTAATTTCTTTAGTTTTTAGCTCTTTTACTTTGCCTGTTAGAATGTCAGTAGGGTTAGGCATGCTTGAAGCTACTTTGCGGTGTGCCATAAACTTAACAGCAAGACCTTCACCTACAGCGCCTGCAACAAGGTCTGTAGTGGTGTTTTCGTCCAACTCGTCTTCAAGCAGTTCACTTACAAAACTCCAGCTACGCGGTGTTGCAAACGAACGTGATGAGCTCTTAGGATCAAAGTCATACAAGTCTTTCTTAGCAAAAGTCAAGTAGCCTACAACATCTGTGTGTTCGTTGTTAGCGACTGCCCAGTTGAACCAATCGTCAAAGTTAACAGCAAGTTCTAAGTGAATAAAGCGGTTAGCCAACGGAGCAGGCATACGATACGTAACACCTTTGTCAGCTTCACGGTTACCAGCTGCAACAACCGAAACATTGTCTGGCAACTTGTAAGTACCAACACGACGGTTAAGAATCAGCTGATATGCTGCCGCTTGTACACTTGGCGCCGCAGAGTTCATCTCATCTAAGAACAGTGTAATATGATCATACTGTGCCGCAAACTCTTCGCTTGGAAGTTCATTAGGTGCGCCCCACACCATTGTACCTGAGTTGCTGTCAAAGTATGGAATACCTTTAATATCTGTAGGTTCCCAAAGACTCAAACGAATGTCAATAAGATGCGAGTTTGAAAATGTGTCATTAACTTGACGTACAATATCACTTTTACCAATACCTGGAGGACCCCACAGGAAGATTGGACGTTGCTTTTTAAGTGCATGTTTAATGCTGTTTTTTGCGCCGTTTGGGCTAACTGTGCGTGTTGAAGTATCCATTGTGTATTCCCTCTTTGTTTACATCAGTGCATTTATTTAAACTATACATATATAATAACACATCTACAGCATTTGTCAACTGTTTTTTAAAAAAAGAACTTGTTATAAATCAAGGACTTATAAGTTTTCCAGTTATTTGTAAAGTATAACGAGTAGTTAATCCTAAATTTGCTGCTGCATGAGGAATGCCTGAGCTCCAAAGTATATAATCGCCTTTAGAATATGCATTTACAATGTGATTTAAAATTTCAAAATAATGTCCGTTTTGCCAATCTTCCAAAGCTACTATTGCTCTATATACATCTTTTCTTTCTACGTTGTATATTTGACAGTATTTTTCAAAATGGTCTACATGTCTAGGCATAACAACACCAGGTTTCATTTGGTAGAATGTAAATCCGCAATCTGTTAGCCCTATTTGTTTTGCAACTTTGTGTACCCAGCTTGGCATTTTATTTTGATCTGCAAACATATTTCCTGTATATGTTTTATAATCAAATCCTTGTTTCTTCCATTTTTCTATATCTAAATAGTGCGCTTCTTTATGTACATAATCAAGATTTGTGTAATCGTGATTAACCCATGTAGGAGTTACTTTTCCTCTAAGCCATGTCTCCGTCATTCTTTTGCTGCCTTTTAAATGCTTTTGTTAATCCATATTTGCGTAAATCGCCACTAAAAAGAGTTAGTTCGACTGCCTTCTTTTCGTTCGTTACTATAATACTTCTATTTGTAAGATAGTAAGGACAGTCAATAAACTTGTCAAGGTGTATGATTACTTGAGTAGATAAAGGAACATCTCTTGGATACGGAATATCATATGTTGCTAAGTCTATTTCAGTTAGCACATCAAATCCAGCTTCTGTAAGACGCAACCCGCCAGAATCTTTATCTCTATTGTTTTTCCACCATAGTGGCATATGCTCTTTTACTGATGAAGGATTTGTACTTTTACCAAGTTCGTTTAAAAACAGCTTAGTATACGTTTCTTTCCAATTCATTTTTCAAACACAATATCGCCAGTAGTTAATTTATATACTGCAAAATCTGTTGTTTTAAACATTTCATTTAATTTTTTAGCAAGATTATGTGCATGTCCTGGATTTGAAAAACTTGTTTTCTTATACTTTGGGCCAGGATAGTTAGTAAGTGCGTTTGCACTTTTTAAATTAAATGGTTTACTTTGATAAAATACAGCCCAAATTGCCTCAGCCTCAAGAATTTGTTCACTTTTATAAGTTTTATTATTTGTAAATTCTAATAATACAGTGGGTTTAGGCCTACTCATATACGTGTCCTTTATTAATTAACTACGTATATATTTATCTTTTTAAAATAAGCTTTACAAATTATTTCCAGCCAGAACCACCGTCCATGGAAACTTGGATAATTTCTTCATTATTATTATTAGACTGAGATACTAATTTTTCTAGATCACCCTCTAACCGGCTCATTACTGCACCAATTGTAAATGCTAAATTTTTTGCTTGCTGTATAGAAAGCTTTACTTCTCTTGATTGTGAATTATCAGCAGATTTAACCTGTTGCATAAATTGCTGTAAAGGAATAGTGTTTAATGGTTCAACGGTTTGCACGACTTAACTCCTGTCTCATTTCTAGATCATTTTTAAACGGGCCACGACTTTCATACCGTTCGATCGTAATTAGTTTTGGGCAAAAACTTTTAACCCACCCTTTGTCAAATTTAATAATATAGTACCCTGCACAATACAAACTTTTAGATTTTTCACTTTTAGTAAATAATGGAAGTTTACATTTTATATCATACAAAGCATTATAAGGCACTACACTTGTAGGAAATCCGTGTACTTTTAACGTTTCGTCGATAGGGTCGTCTTTAGTTTCGTCTTTAATATCCCAAACAATATCAAACCCAAACCTTTTCTTCATTTGTTTCTTATTATCAAAGAAACAAGTTTCTACTTTACTGCTAAACATATATTTGTCATCAGCAAATGACATAGTACCGATGCGTTCTTTGTCGTTTTCGATAATCCAAAATTTATCTTTTAATACAGGTTTTGCTTTTAATGTCATACTGGATACCTCGCTTGTAATGGTTGTGCATATTGCTGTGCTTGATCTGCAATACGTTGCATATCCCATTTAGCACAGAACTTCATAAGACGCATACCAACTTGTGTAATGTCTTTAGGTTTTGCATGTTCTTGAATAGTGTTATTAATTATCTCTCTAATTTCTGCAGGTTGTGCTGTAAGATCGCACAAGACAACGTTTCGATTATAATCATCTAGTACACGATGTTCTTCACCGTTATGATCTGTCCAACGCTGTAGCATCATGTTGTTCCAATTAAAGCCTTTTGTGTCTTTATCTGCAAATGCTTCGTTAAGACCAACTTTGTTCTTAGTACCTTTTGTACGTACACCCGGATATGCACTAAACACGTTGTCACTAGTGTCACCACGCATACACTTTTCAAACAACATAAAGTCGGGTTTAGGTGCTGCTTTAGGTTCTTTAGTTTTCTTGTCAATAACAGGATTACCTTTGTCATCAAAGTATCCTTCATGTGTGATAGTTGTATTACTCACACCATTGTATTGTGAACAGTTAGGACCAATAAGTTGTGCAAAGTCGCCATCTGTACTAACAATAATACATTTATCATTAGGATGTGCTTGGACCCAACCAGCAATAAGATCATCTGCTTCTAGTTGCGGATGTCGCATAACAGTGCAGTTAGTCTTTTCACTAACAAAGTCTTTAAACTCATCGAAGAGTTCCCAAAACACAGTATCTTCTTCTTGCTGACTAGGAGTAAGTGCATCACGTGCTACTTGTCGATTGCGCTTGTAAGGCTCATAATAGTCTTTGCGCCAGCTACGTCCTTCTAAGCAGAACACAACATGATCTGCATTAAAGTCAGTCCATGCCTTTTTTACACTGTTAAGCGTAATATGAATCGCCATACCTGCTTTCGTGTCGATATCGCCACGTACAACGTGACGAGCTCTAAAGAAAGTGTTAGCAGTATCTACTAGTACATAAGTTGCCATTGTATTACCTTGTATTGTGTTGTTATTAATATAATTATAGCATTAAATATAATCTTTGTCAAGTGTTAGTTCCAAAAACTTTTCATCTTGTTTTCAAACATTTTATAGCATTCGTTTAATGTTAACCTAGGTAACCATTCTTTTACATTAGCGGCACTTCCTTGCGCTGCCAAGACTTTAAATCTTCTATCATGATCTGTTATTTCACTTAATACTGTATTGTCGGTAGTTTGAAATCTAACAGCATACAGCGGCTCGCCGCGTTTAAAACTAATTTTGTTAATATTAGGATCTGTAAAAAAACAAAAGTTTGTAGATCTTGCCCATTTACTTATATTAAACTCTCCTGGCATATTTGTCAACGATTTGGTTGTTAATGGCGGATCTATTACTTCCATGACTATATTATCATCTTTATTAATAAAACTATATTGTAATAAAATACAAATCATGTTTTGATCATTTAATTTCTCCCTTTCTGGAAATCCTATAGTTAGAAAAGGGCTTAGATCAATATTAGGATCTCTATCATTAGTTATTATAACATCTGTTCCTATTTGTGATATTGTAAAATCAAATGGACTTAGAATATAATATATGTTTTTTAAATGATTAGTTATAGCAGGACATTTGAAAGAGTCTAATTTTGCTTGCTTTCTTAAATATTTAAGTGCAGGAATTGGTTCAAATAGTAATGCTTCTAGATCAAACAGATATTCATTATTAGGAGGTTGCAACACTCCAAAATATTCAATCTTAATCATAATACAAATATTCCTTTATTAGATGTTAACCAAAATTTAACGATATAGATACTCTAGATTCTGTATTAGTGCCCTGTTGAACACAATGCCGGAGATAAGATCTAAAAATAATCAACATGCCTTCTTTAGGATGAAAGTCTATTCTTTCAAAATTTAAATCATTTTGTTTTGTAATATTTCTTACAGGCATCATGTCAGGAACAAGAGGACTCTCAAATACAATATTACCTGCACCCTGCGGAACTTTAGGATAGTATACACAACTAAACACACTGTCAGGATGTACATGATATTCTTGGTATGTGCCTTTGGTATTAATATTTCCCCAAGCACCATTACATTGATACGTATGTTCTGATGCAAATTCAGAAGCAAATTTTTGTACGTGATCAGCAATAATATTTATTAAAGGAGAAAATGTACTGTCATCTAATAAATCAAAAGTACCGTGAGTAGTATATGTATTTCCTTCCCATGTAGTACCGCCACTTGGGATAGTCTCCTGCAATTCTAATATTTTATTAGACCATAGATCATTTTGTTCTTTATTGAATATATCTTCATGCGTATAAATCGGCGTTGGAAAATATAAGTTTATTTGTGACATTAAGATATTTCGCTTTTACTCTGGTCAATTGGTACAACATTAATATATCCTGCACCTCGGTTAGTGTCTTGTCCATCTTCGTCGAGCATATTATATACAATGTCACGGAACCAACGATCTACAATTTCTTCTTCAGGATCGTTATCTACTCCGTAGCCTGCTTCAACAAGTTGAGCAATAAAATACTTATTCCAGTCCAACTCAAAAAACCCATTACGAACATTTTCTTCATTTACTTTGACATCAATAACATTTACCCAAGGTTCTTTCTTGCGTGTATGATACGCTTTAGGATCACGTTGTTTGAGAAGTTTTAATTCTTGCTCTTCTAGTGCTGCCTTTTCAGAAGCAATCGCTTCTTCTTTAGCAGTAATGCCTGTAATATCTTTCAAAAACTTTTTCATATCAGTCCTCTTTCTCTTAGCTCTTCATCGAGTGGTTTGTTAATTTTAGCTTTCACTGCATCGTAATCCGGATAACCTTTTTCAAATACTGGAGACACTTTATTATGTTCCCCAGGCATTTCCGAATAGGCTAATGTGGAGTCGGGGAGTGAATCGCCATCCTTTTTCCATACACGCTTCGGCAACGTCCTTAACATTAAGAGCATATTCTTCGCTGCGTCCGCCCAACGGCATAAGGTATACCGGACATTGTACCCCGGCAGTTCTGTAAGCGTCCACAGCAGCTTCAACTTCTGCAAAATCGTCATCAGTAGCGACAACAAACTTGAAATAAATGTCACTACCGTTAACAGTACTATACTGATGAGCGACAACAGGCAGGATAGCAGTATCCCAAGGTTCTCCGCTAACACTAAGTTTTGGGGAACAAGACCACGTGACTGTAAATCGTTCTTGAGTGTTAAGATACTCGTAGAACTCGTTGTGTAAAGGTTGTGTAGTGTTTGTTTCAAATGTGACATTTTTAAGATCCTGCATGCGTGGATGTTCAAATAGCTCTACATAAAGTCGTTGCCACGCTAACAACGGCTCACCGCCTGTAAGGATAAGATGTACATCTTGTCCATTTTCTTGCACCCACTTGCCATTAGGAGTAAGGGACAACAAATGTTCGACTACTTCATCGATAGTTGCTTGTTTATTAAAGTGTTTAAACTCAGGATAGATGCTAGCATAAGTGTCACAGCCTGTGTGAATGATAGGCAAGTCTTCAAACTTTTCAGTTGTTTCGTGTACCTTTGCATCAATCAATGCCTTTACTTCCGCATTGTATCTTTGTCCTTCTGCATGAAGTTCTGTGCGATTCTTTTTAGTATCAACACCAAAGTTCATGCAACGGAAGTTACAACCAAAGGTACGTAAGAATACACTAGGTACACCTACAAACTTACCTTCACCTTGTACACTGTAAAATGCTTCCGAATATCTTAGTTTCATTGTTTAATTCCTTCGTTGAGTAAGTTTCTATGTTTTGCCCAATTTTTACTATTAGTAAAGTACGAATTTAAAATTTCTGTAGTAAAGTTTTGAAACTTCAATCTTACTTCAAAGTATCTCATTGAATCAATGTCTTTGTCTTTGCCCGGTGCATAAAATGTATTAGGGTTATAAAAGAAAAAAGAATCAGGATCTAATAAAATTACATCTCCATTATCTGTATTAACCATTATATTTTTTCTATGTAGATCAAAATATATAAAAGGATAGCTATCTTGAAAAAGTAAAATATTAGATATTATTTTAAAATATTTAGAACTTACTTTATTAGCATGTGTATTATAGTTATTTAAATATTCTATAATATCAACACAATTAGTTAGATCAACAGATTCCATTGTAATAGAGTTATCGGTAATATCTAATACATTTACTGCACAGGGTTCTAATTCTCTAAACTTTTTATATACATAAAACCAGTCATGAATATTTTTATTTAGTAAATTATGTTCTTTTGTAAAAGAAACACTCATTAGCAACTAAACTCTTGTTGTAGTTTAATGTTGTCAAAGAACTCTTTCTTTGTACCTGCATCATCTTTGAATGCACCACGTAGTACTGTAGTTTGTGTTAAACTACTGTGTGCCATAATGCCACGGTTCTCACAACAACCATGCGTTGCCTGAATATACACACCTAAGTGTTCTGCACCAGTTGCCTTTGCAATCTCACGTGCAATATCATTTGCAAGTTCTTCTTGCAGTGTACCACGTCGAGCGCACCACTGTGCAATACGTGTGTACTTGCTAAGACCAATTAGTTTGTCTGCGGCAATAATACCAATATATGCAACACCGCTTACTGGCTGGTGATGATGTGAACACATACTCTTTAGTTCTGAACGTACTACAAGCATACCTTCGTAGCGATCATCGCTGTCATTAGGAAATGCTGTTGCGCTTGGCATAGGATCATAACGTCCTGCCATAATCTCATTAAAGTACATTTTAGCAAGACGTCTTGCTGTACCTTGGCTGTTAGGATCGTTGTGCCGATCAATTACAAGAGCGTCTAATACATTTTCAAATGCTTCTGTTGCGCCTTCGATAAGTTGTTCTTTATCGCCTTCTTGTAGGACTTGAGAGATATTATCTCCTGCCCAGTAACGCAAGCCTGCGTCTTCTAGCTTGCTTCTAATTTGTAATGCTTTACTCATTTTCATTCTATCTCCGATGTTAAGGCAGTGGATTGCCAATACAATGCATAATATAATATACATTATACATTGTATTTAGGTTTTTGTCAAGTCTATTATACAAAATATGTGTTTAACATTTCTAAACGATCATGTGCCGCGGCCATTGCATCTAGTTCTTTTTGAATTGTTTCAATAATATCTGAATGTTCGCCGATGCCTACAACTTTTTGCATGTATACTTCGATATTTGTTTTATGCAACTCAATTTCTGCCTCTGCATGCATACGAGTAGCTTTAATCATTTGTTCTTTCAAATTCATATTCCTTTCCTTAATATATTAGGTCTAATTAATAGTTAAATCAGCACCTGAGTTGTCAGCACCAACTGTGCCTGTAACAAAGCTATTAAAAGCTATGCTAATTCTTTCGTTGTCTGTATCATTAGGTAACACTGCATGGTTTAGCTTAGAAGGAAATATTATTACATCATTGTCAAATACAGGAATATTCCATTCAATTGAATTAGCAGGATGATATTCTTTAGCTTTCATATTTAGTAAAAACGGATAATCTAATCTATTAAATGTTATTAATGGTTGACTGTCTGACACATTAATATAAAAAACTCCAGATAATATACTATTCGAGTGATTATGTAATGTATGTTCTTGATTTCTCTTTGTAAGATTGAGCCACGAATTTGTAATATATAATGTATTATCAATTTTCATTACATCATTTAAATAATTATTTAAATGAGAAGTAAGAGCTTTTTTTAATCGACTTAGTTCGTCACAATCTAGTATAAATGTATTTTCGGAAACGCTATTACCTAAGCCGTGATCAAGTAACGGAACATTATTAATAAATGTTGTTTCTTTATCAGTAAGCGTTACGCCCATTGGTTCTTTATAGATAATTGTTGGAAATAATGTATATAATTCAGGCATAGTTAATATAATTTCCTTTTTCTGGTATTACATTCCGAATACCGCCGGTAGGGTCTATAGTATCACCATCACGCCGAAAAATTAAATGTACATGAGGATACATGCAGGTTTGGCCTGCACTTTGACCTATATTTAACCCAATATTATAACCAGTTATTGTAGTATTTTTAGATGCAACATTTTGGTTTCCCATTTCGATAGCAAACGCAAAACACTTCTGTATTGATTGTTGATCTGCTATTCTTGGTACAATAAGTGTATGCCCGTCCGTTACTGGGTACTTATCATTAAACACAACAAACTCTTTAGTAGAAATTTCAATATCGGTCCAAGGAGCTCTTCCTTCTTGGTGTGCTAATTCTAAATTATCTATCATTGTGACCTACGACTTTGCTGAAGCATTCTTTTTAAACTCCATAGTTCTTCGAGATGCGCTTGGCATATTTGTTGTTTAACACCGTTTTTTTGCATTTCTATGAGTTCGTTTTGTTTCTTTTCTACAGCTATTTCTATAGCTCTACTATGTGCTGAATCTTTAGTACTCATGAACATTCTCCCAAGGATAAACTAACCAAACATCTTCTTCGGCCTTGTTAACTTCATGTACACTGTATCGCACACCACCAAACTCGCTACTCAAATTTTCTGTAATAGTAGCAAAGCGAACATTTGCTATATCGCCATTCCAAACACTGTTCCAACCATTGTCCTCATCAGGTAAACAACTGCTCTGCCAATCCTGTTTGATCCAGTTAAATGTAGCACCGGTGTCGTTGATATCATCTACGATAAGAATGTTTTTACGTTTCTTATTATCCCAACGACACCCGACATCTTTTTGTTCTTCTAGATCTATATAACCAAACGCTTCTTCGCTCATCCAACAGTTACTTTCGCATTCACCGTGACTGTCATCACGTAAGCTAACTTTAAGTGCTTCGCAACGTATACCTAACATATTAGATAAAATAGTAGCAGGAATGTTTCCGCCGCGTGTAATTCCTACAATGTAGTCAGGACGCCAGTTGTCTTTGTACATCTGTAGTGCAATGTTGACGCAAGCGTTCTCAACGTCTTGCCAGCTGTAGTAATGTTTCTTAATCATTTAAGATATCTCCTGTATTTTTTTCTTTATAAAGCTTGCCCACTCTTTGTGACCTTCACTATTTGGATGACCACAAGATTGAAAATATTTACTAGGACGAATGTCTTCTCGTTCTACACAGGCATTTTTCCAATCTTTATTAAAATATTTTTTTGCAAACGGATTAGTAACTCTGTAATTTTTTTCAGTTAACCAGTCAAATTCAAATATAGGAATATCATATTTAAAGGAGTTATTGCTACTATTAGCAAGAAATTCTAAGTAACTAGTCTCTAAAAAATTTTTATGCTTTACTTTAGGAATATCACCGAACACACTATATTGTATTACTGGAACAGTCGCAGCTTCTAGGATAGTTTTTATGTATTTTTCCCAATTATCTAATATATCCGATAACGAAACATTTTTAAAATATTCAACAGTATCGTCATCTACTTGACAAAACCAATTCATTTTATTATCTACCCTAAGTCTTGTAACCCCAGACCAGCCTATAATAACAAAATCATAAGTTTCATTATAATTGTTTAAAAATTGATTTACAATATCTTCATTAGATGCGCCTGAAACTGCAACACTAACAACATCATGATCAATAAAATTAACCCAGCTTTCAGAAGGATTTAATCCATAACCTTCTGTCCAACTGCACCCGCATACTAATATTTTAAAACGGGTAGTTTTCATCGTCTATTTCTCCTGACTTTTTCTTGCCTTCGTAATCTTGTTTAACCATGTCATAAACACTTTTGAAGTTACGCCATACTTTTTCTAGTGCCGGATACTCTTTACACATACGTTCAACTTCGCCTGGATTAATATTTGATTTTCCAGTTAGCCAGTCTATGTCTATAGTATCCATAGTATTTGTATCAATAGTAAACGTACCGTCACTTGTACTAGAGTCAAATGTAATATCTGTTACGCTATCCCCTGCCCAATATGTTGTTGCACTGTTGGAGACACCACTAACAGTTAAGCCGTCAATATTACTAAGATCGATAATGTCTGTTGTGTAATCGTCTATGTTGATAGTAATAGTATCATCCTTTTTTGATTGCGTCATATAATACTGCTCCGCTGAAAAAATCTTTGTTTAGTTTAGTACGCTGTTTTTCCAACGCTACTTGGAAATCATCATAGTGATCCATATACTCTACAATTTGTGCAACAACTTTAGTTCTGTTATTTCTATAAGAGTTAAAGTCTTCAGTCCATGCACTTGGATACTTAAATTCAGGCAATGCCATTTCTGAATAGCTTAGGCGATCAGGCACCATAGGAATAGCATCTACTAGTGCGCCTTCATACCAACTAATACCAAGTGTTTCTTGAAGATTAGCTGAGAACACCATCTTTGCTTCGCCTAGCAAGTTGTGATACTCATTCTTAGTAAGTTCTTGTTCTTGACACACAACAAACTCATATTGCGGAAGTTGTTCTGCTAAGTCACGGAAAATTTCAACTTGTTTCTCGGGAGCAACACGATGCGGAAAGAGAATAAGATCTCGTTTTTCCATACCTTTGTAACTGTCTAAACTATTCTTTAGATACTCCATAGGCCAGCCTACACGATGTATTTTGTCCCAATCTATTGCATAGTCTTCGTCAAATACATCTGTAAACATATCAATGTGAAAGTCACTTGCAAAGAAGTTGTCATCATAGCATTCGTACATTGACATTTCAGCATGTCGTACCCAAGGCTTATCACCAATTAGCCTACCAAGGAAATCATGAGGATCATAACTACCAGCATGCCAAAGACCACCGACTCTAATGTCGACCCCAAGGAGTTCAGCCA